AGCTGCGATATCCGCGTTTTTATGTCCGCGCGAAGCTGCAGCGCCTCTGCAAGCGACATTCCTTCGTTTACGGTATTTATATCCATATAGCTCCCCCATATAAGTTGATATTTGTATTATATCATATAAATTAGGCTTTTGCCGCAACTTTATGGGGCTTGACAGAAATGTGCGCTGATGCTATCATATGCCTAACAAAAGAATATATGCCTTATCAAGAGTGGTTGAGGGACGGGCCCTATGAAACCCGGCAACCTGCGTGCGCGCAAGGTGCCAATTCCCGCGGCATTAGCCGAAAGATGAGCGATGGAATCTTCGTCTCGTTTTTCGCGGGGCGTTTTGTTTTGCCAAAAAGCAAAATGAGCGCATCCTGCGGAGCAGCTGCGTTTTGATGGGCAGACTATATGAAACGGAGGTTCATTTTTTATGAAAAAGCTTTTTACGTCTGAATCGGTGACCGAGGGACATCCCGATAAGGTCTGCGATATTCTAAGCGACAGCGTGCTCGATGCGCACCTTGCCGTTGACCCGTATTCCCGCGTGGCGTGCGAATGCGCGGCAACGACAGGCCTGGTGCTGGTGATGGGCGAAATAACATCCAAGGCGCAGGTGGACATAGCGTCCCTTGTGCGCTCCACCGTGAACGAAATAGGCTATACGGATAATTCCACCGGCTTTTCTGGCGACAGCTGCGCGGTGCTGGTATCGCTGGATAAGCAGTCGGGCGATATTGCCATGGGCGTGGATAAATCGCTTGAAGCGAAGGAAGGTACGGAGGCGGACATGACCACAGGCGCGGGGGATCAGGGCATGATGTTCGGTTATGCCACCGATGAAACGGAAGAATATATGCCCCTGCCCATATATCTGGCCCATGCGCTTACCCGCAGGCTGGCGGCGTACCGCAAGGGCGGCGCGGATTTCATAAAGCCGGACGGCAAGGCGCAGGTGAGCGTTGTTTACGAAAACGGCACGCCCGTGAGCGTGGACACCGTGCTCGTTTCCACGCAGCACAGCGCGGACGCAACGCAGGCCATGCTGAAGGACGCCATTTATAGCGAGGTTATAAAACCCGTTATCCCCAAGGCTCTGCTTGCGAGCGACGCGCGCATTCTGGTCAACCCCACGGGGCGCTTCGTAATAGGCGGCCCGCACGGGGACAGCGGACTGACGGGGCGCAAGATAATTGTTGATACCTACGGCGGCTTTGCGCGCCACGGCGGCGGAGCCTTCAGCGGCAAGGACCCCACCAAGGTTGACCGCAGCGCAGCCTATGCCGCGCGCTACATTGCCAAGAATATAGTTGCCGCGGGCCTTGCCAAGCGCTGCGAATTGCAGCTGGCTTACGCGATAGGCGTGGCGGAGCCCGTATCCGTATTTATAGACACGTTCGGCACCGGTACGGTGGACGAGGATAAGCTGCTTGCCGCCGTGCGCCGCAGCTTTGACCTTAGGCCGGAGGCCATAATCCGCGCGCTCGATCTCCGCCGGCCCATATACCGCCGCACCGCGTCCTACGGCCACTTCGGCGACCCTGCCATGCCGTGGGAGCAGCTTGATTTGGCCGAAAAGCTGAAGGCCGCGCTTTAAGCCGCCCATTGCCGGGCGCGCATGAATATATTTTTGCACGCTCGGCAAAAAAACTGTTGACACAAATATGCACCATTGTGTATAATAACCCTTGCCGTGAGATTTATGTGCTCGGTTCGTCTAGTGGCCTAGGACACCGCCCTCTCACGGCGGGAACAGGGGTTCGACTCCCCTACCGGGTACCAAAAAGCTCCCAATTCGGGAGCTTTTTTCTTATGCTGTTAATAGTGGGGACGAAAGGTGCGATTGGAAGGAAGACTGCCTTCTTTATAGCGAATACAAAAAAGATACAGCCCGGTTTCGGCTGCATCTTTTTGTGTAAACGTTTTAGTCTTGCCCTATCACCACGTCTGCGCCCATTTTTTCGAGCAGGGTAAGGTTCTGTTGAGATGTTCCCTTGTAATCCTCTATGCCGAAGGCTTCGGCGTAGGTGGCGCGGTTTTTAAGCGAGGGATCGATGCCGTGCATCACGCAGGCGTCAACTATTGAATCCCCGCTGTATCCCGCAAGCAGCGTGGTCAAATCATCCTTCGCGGGGTCCGGCGTTTGCAGGTTTTCAAGATAGGCTGCCGCCATTTCCTCTTCACCGGCTTCGTCGGTGGCCTGCGTTGAATAGAATTCAAGCGTAACGTCCTTGGGCAGTATGCCGCCCTCGGTTTTGGTAATCATCTCCAGCCGCTGCAGCGCGTTTTCACCTTCTTCCGCAATAAGCTGCCATGTGAGCTCAAGCACCGTATTGTCATTGCCGTCGGTTATATGCACGCCGTCCGCATCGGCCGTGAACGTGCCGCTGAGCGTCTGCTTTTCTGTGCTGCCGTCCTGCTTTGCATAGGCGGTTATGGTAAGGCCGCTGCCGTCTATGCGCAGGCTGTACAGCTCGCTTTCGGCGCATGCCATCCAAACATGGCCGTTTTGCAGTTCGCTCACAAGCGCGCCTATATCCTCAACAGTAACAACCTGCTTGGCGGTTTCGGCAGGCTGGTTCTCATCCTGCGTACCCACGGTTAATTTAACGCTGCATCCTGTCAGCAGCAGCGCCGCCAGCAGGGCGGCAATGATCTTAACGGTTTTCATTAGTTTGCATTCTCCTGTTCATAGTAAAATTTGTTTATATCGTATGGCGTGCTTACATATGTGCGCCATAGCACATTATCGGCATTGGTGAACCGGAGCATGATTTTCTGCTCTTTGCTATACGGCGTGAGCGCAATACTGCCGTCGTCCTCGGTATATGTTAAGCCGGCGGCTTTCAGCGCATTTATAACGTCCGAATATGTTGAAACGCCTATCTGTGCCAGAACATCGCCCTTATAGAGCAGCTTCAAATCGTCCGTGTGTATCGCGCCGGACATATTGCTGTCCTCAAACGATGCAATCACAATTCCGTACTGCGGCAGTATTGCGTTGCGGGTGTAATTCACCGCTTCAACGACAGCCGTTGTGCGCACGTCAAGGCGAAGATATATTTCGGCATATGAATTGGCGGGGATATAGTCCGGCCGGCGCTCTATCGTCCACCCGGCGTCAACCATATCCTGTACGGTCATTGAAAGCTTTGCCGAAAGAACGGTCGATTCCACGGCAAAGTCCGGCAGGGTATATGCGTTGATGAATTCCGCGTCGTCGTATTCGGCGGGGACGGCGGAGGAGACATTAGAAGTATCGTCCCAGCAGTCCTTGGTCATGTCCAGCCATATATATATTCCGGAAACGGGGTTATTATCCTGATTATAGAACCTGATGTCCGCATACGGCGTTTCAAGCTCCATGTAGCTGCCGTCCTTTTTGGCGGAGGGGTAGGCTGTTTTGACTTCCGCTGAGGATGCGCCAAGGGTTATGCCATTTGCCGTTTTGAATTCGTTGCCGTTTGCGCCAAGATAGTTGTCGTTGAGTATATGCTCAACGGCGGAAACCGCCGTTATGGTGCAGGCGGAAGCGGGCTGCTCGTTAAGCGTGGTGTTGGAAAGCCTCAGCTCTATCTTGCCGTATTCGTTCATGAGCATAACGCTTGATTTGCTGCCGCCGGCTTCTATTGTGGCTGTATCGTACTGAGTATCCTCAAACACCCAGCCTTTGTCAAGCAGCGCTTGCACGGGCGCGGGCAGCTCCAGCGTTACGCCGTTGAGCGTGAACGTGCGCAGGGAGGCGGTTTCCTCCAAGCTTGCGGACATCATACCGGTGGACACATTTGTGTTCGCATTGCCAAACGCCGCTATTGCCACGGCGGCTATTATTACTACCGCCGCAACGGCCGCGATTATTATAATGCCCTTTTTGTTGGCTGGCTTCTTTGAAACGGGTTTGCCTTCGGGCTTCTTTTTAGCCGCGGGCTTTTCCGCGCTTTCGGCGGGTTCGGGCTTGGCGGTTTTCAGCTTTGTTTTTGCGGCGGGCGCGCTCGGCTGCGCCGCGGGCTTGGGCGCTTTATGCTCCTTTGCGGCGTTGGGCGTATATATGGTTGTTGTGTCCGCAAGCACGGTTTGGTCGTCCGCAATTGCGCCGCGTTCCTGCGCGGGTGCGATCTCGCGCGTGTCCGGCGCAAGTTCGGCATTGTCTGGATCTTCCATCGCCGTTTTCAGATCGGCAAGGAATGATGCCACGTCCTGATAGCGGTCCGCCTGCCGCACGGCAAGGCCCTTTATTATAACGTTGCTTATGGCTATGGGGCAGGCCGCATCGGCAGCGGCGGGGGAAGGCAGCCTGTCGCGATACATGCGCTCCATGGCGTCGTCCGGTGTTGCGCCAACTATGCACTTATAAAGCGTTGCTGCAAGCGCGTATACGTCCGTCCACGGGCCCTGGCGGCCCTTGCTGCGGTATTGCTCCTCCGGCGCGTAGCCCGGCTTTAATATTACGGAAAGGCTCTTTATATCCGTTTGCGAAATTTCCCTTGCCGCGCCGAAGTCCAGCAGCTTTGTGCTGCCGTCCTCCATTACCATTATGTTGTCCGGGCTTATGTCGCGGTGTATTATCCCCTCCGCATGAACGTGCTGCAAGGACGTCATAACGGGCATAAGCAGCTTAACGGCCTCCTCCGGTGCAAGGCGGCCCTTTTGCTCAAGATAGGTTTTCAGGTCAACGCCGTTCAGAAAGTCCATTATTATATATGCCGTGCCGTTTTCTTCGCAGAAATCGCGCACGCCCACTATGCCGGCTTCCCCGTAAAACTGCGCCAGTACGCGGGCTTCGTTCTAAAACTTTTCCCTGTTCTTTTCAAATGTGTCCCTGTGGGTGCCAAGCGTTGCAAATACGTTGGGCGATGCGTCGTGGTTGCGATTGACGTAGCCGGACATATAGAATTCCTTTATGGCTACCTTCAAATTCAGCACCGTGTCTATGCCTATATAGGTTATGCCGAAGCCGCCTTCGCCAAGCACGCGGCCTATTTTGTAGCGCTGCTTCACAAGCGTGCCCGGCACAAGATGGTGCGGCATTACGGTATAGCCGTTCATGTCAAAGCCGCACTTTGCGCATACGCCGTTTTCAAATTCCGCATCCCGCAAACAGCCCGGGCAGAATTGTACATTATGCATAAGTTATATCTCCCTGTAAGTTATTGCTGCTATCGTTTATCCCTGTCCACAAATTCCAATGCCGCAACGGCTATTATGGCATATACCGCCGTATGCAGCGCCAGCATGCCCCAGTTGCGCCAAAGCTTGCCGGAATCATGCACATAGTCCTCCACAGTGCCTGTGGAATAGTTTTCGTCCACCATCGCGTCCACCTGCTCATCCGTAATGGGCAGGGACTTTTGCTTAACAATGCCCTTGAGCGTGTAGCTCAGCTGAATTTTCTGAGTATTTTCAAGGTTGTTGTAATCCGCGGAAATGGCCGTTGCGTTAAGTCCCCATTTGCTTATTGTAAGGTTGCCGAAAAAGCTCATAGGCCCGCGCAGGGGGAACAGCATGCCGGAAAGTATCATCTGAATTATAAGTATAAAGGGCATAACGGTCATCGCCGTTGTGGGCGATTTTACTATCGCCGATATTGCAAGGCCCAATACGTCCGCCGCATAGATGCAGAGGAAATACGTTATGAAGTATTCAAGCCATACCCCGCCGAAAAGCGGAGCGCAGCTGGGATAAGTCAAAAATGCGCTGCTGATGCCGAGCAATATAGCCGCCTGCAGCAGGCATATGCCGGCCTGAAATATAAGGTGGGAGGCGATATAGCTTGATATATGCAGCCCGGCGCGGTGTTCGCGCTTTATTATGGCGCGCTCCTTGCATATGTTCTGTATCGAATTGAATATGCCGACCCAAATGCAGGCCGATATCAGCGCAAACCCGCCGGAGAACGTATCCATCGTGTATACGAACATGCCGCTGCCAAGCACTATTGATACAAGTGCGGAAATGACCGCGCCGAATATAAGCACCTTCCAGCCGCGCTCGTTTATGAACAAACGCCAATGCTTGCCAAGATATATGCCTATCTGCGTTATGCGGGACACCTGAGTATTGCTCATATGGACTCTCCTATATACTTTTCATATTTTTCAATATAGAAATCGGATAATCCGTCCCCGTTTTCATCGGGGCGGTTTATGCGCTTAACAATGCCTTCCAGCGAATCGGCATCGAAGAACTCCTTCGCCGCGTCAATGGAGCCATAGAAGGCCAGATGTCCGCTGTTTGTCTTTGCGCTTTTGGCAAGCACTATCACCTTATCGAACAAATGGGCAACGCGGTCCGGCGCATGGGTTATGACCATTACTATTTTGCCTTCGTCCGCTATAACGCGCAGGTTTTCCATAAGCCCCGCCGCCATTATGCCGTCAAGGCCGGAATCAGGCTCGTCCAGGAAGAAAAGGCTTGGGTCCGCAATGAACTCCACCGCTATGTTAAGCCGCTTTTTCTGCCCGCCGCTCAGCTTTTTAACGAGCGAATCGCGCTCCCGCTGAAGGCCCAGCATTTCAAGCACCTGATCTATGCGCGCCTGGCGGGCATCGTTTGCGGTATCGGCAGGCATTTTCATCTGCGCTGCGTTGTCAAGGGTATGATACACGGTGTCATCATCGCGCAGAAGATCCTGCTGCGGCACGAAGCCTATTTCATACTTCATCTGCGCGTATTCCTTATATATATCGCGCCCGTCATGAACTATTTTGCCGCGGGCCTTTTCGTAGCCCATCACGGCGTTGAAGAAGGTCGTTTTGCCAGCGCCCGAGCCGCCAAGCACAAGCACCATGTCCCCGGGGTCAATGCTGAGATCTATATTTTCGAGCAGTATGCGTTTTTTGAAAAGGTTGCGCACGCTGCGCTCCTCAATATGTATGGCAAGTTGGTTTTTCTGCACGGCGGGTGCGTTATAAAGCAGCCTGTCGCCAAGGAATATGAACAGCGTGTTGACTATGCGCACAACATCCATCGCATGAAGCGGTCGCGGCTGGTCGATGCGTTCGCCGTTAACGAACACGCCGTTTGTGCTGCCGTGGTCAACTATTGACCATCCGCGCACGCCGTGAATGAACGTTGCATGCTTTTTTGATACCGCAGGATCGGCTATCTTTATGCCCTCCTGGGCAACGGTGGTGCGGCCTATGTTTATGTTGCCGGTATCCTCGCGCAGTTCGACCGATTGCCACTCGGCATCCTGCCAGGATGTTGAAAATATCATTACGACGGCCTCGTGATGCGGGCGGTCCAAATTTTTGCGGTCTATGCGCAGTATGTCCCCGTCGTTGAGTATACAGCTGCTGCTTTCGCCGTCTTTTCCGTAGAGAATTCCGTTTATATGCGTGCCGTTCAGGCTGTCCGTATCGCTGTAGCAATAGCCCGTGTCAAGCTTAGTTATCCTTCCGTGGCGCTTTGATACTATGCCGCTGTTCAGCGGCAGGTCTACGTCTATGCCCGTGCCCGCGCGGCCGAGCGTGATGCCCTGACCTATATCCACCGTGCGCATCGTGCGCCCGGCGTCGCATACAAACAGGCGCGCCGGTTTGGCTTCACCGGCGGTGTAAAGCATGGTTGCGCTCATTGCGTTATATCCCCTTCCCCATCGTCTATCCATATTGTTATTGCCGTGCGGTTGTCGCGCTCGCTATGCTGATCGTTACGGCTTATAAGTTCCAGCATGTTCTCCATCCATATTTGGGCATTGTCGGATTCTTCAAGGCAAATCTGTATCTGCTCTTCCGTAATGTATTCCCAAAAACCATCGGTACAGAGCAAAATCTGCATGTTCCCGCGCAGCGCCACGGGCTGCTCCATTTCCGCCTGCGGCTTTTCCCACGGCGTGCCCAGCACGCGCAGCAGTCTGCTGCGGTCCTCGTGAAAACGAATGTCCCGCTCCTCCACCTGCCCTATGGCGGAAAGCATCTGGGTAACGCTGTGGTCAAGCGTGCGCTGCTTTAATACACCGTTTTCGGCGTAATATGTGCGCGAATCCCCAACGTGGCCCCAATACATGTTTTGCTTATCCAGCATAACAATATTCAGCGTGGTTTTCATCTGCGTTTCGTTATGCTCTGCCTTTTGCCGCGCCAATACCGCCTGCTGCGCCCGAAGGAAGGCCTGCTCCACGGCGGCGTTGGAAAAAACGGCCTGCGCCTGGGCATATTCTGCCACGGCGTTGCAGGCAAGCTCCGCCGCGACTTCGCCGCGGTCAAGCCCGCCAAGCCCATCCGCCAGCGCGAAGCAAAGCCCCGCCGGGCATTTGCTCACGGCATAGCGGTCCTCGTTGCAGGGCCGGTCGCCTATTTCCGTATACACAAAGTAGTTTATTTTCACAAATGAATCTTCCTTATAATATCATTGAAAAATATTCATTGACCGAATCGCATATTTGCGGCGTGCGCTTCTCCTTAACCAAACGCAGCTTATTCAACAATAATTATAATACGAACAGAGTCGAATTTTGTCAAGGAACAGAAGAGACGGATGCGCTGTTATACAACAAAAAACCCTCCGCACCATATCGGTTCGGAGGGTTTGTGGTGGAGCAACTTTTGCTAAATCCGAACCGAATGCCGCTTCTATTTCCGCAAGGGTGATCGGTTCCGTTCCATCCTGAAAGTTATAGGTGAATACAATTTTGTCATCAAACACGTAGATGGAGTTGATGAACGTATCGATGATTTGCTTCTGGTACTGCGGGTCGTCTGCGCTGCCATACTTGAAGCGGTTTATCCAGCTGACTATCTGCTCCTTTGTGTAGCGCGGCTTTGTCATTTGCACCTGCAATATCGATAGCTTGAGTTCTTGGCGCTGTGTTTCTAACTGCTCCAGCCGTTCTTTTGTAGATGCGGTAATGATGCCCTGTTGGATGGCGTTGAGCATGTTATCGATGGCTTTTTCGCATGCGGCAAGCTGGAACCGCATAGCGGGAAGGGTTGTATCTTCCCTTTCCTGCAATGAAACGATGGCAGCTGCTATGCGGTCGATTTCGTCATCCTTTAACACGCGCTGCACCGTTATAAGAACCGCAGCGCGCTCTATCCATTGCTTTCTTATGGCTTTGCGCTTGCAGCCAAGGTGCCTTTTGGCACCGCTGCATTTATAATAATGGTACATGACGCCGGTGCGGCTTTTGCCGCTTTCGCCTACCATAAGCCGCCCGCAGGTCCCGCAGAACAGTTTTGTGGTCAGCAGGTATTCTTTAGCCGCCTTTCCCTTGGCAGGAGCTTTTTTGTTAAGCGCCATGCGCTGCTGCACCCGTTCAAACAAATCCTCATCTATGATTGCGCGGATACCTTTAGGGATGATTATGCCGCCATAGCGGTATTCGCCGATGTATTTTCTGTTCTTTAGCATTAGGCTGACTCCGCCGATTTTGAACGCCTTGCCTTTACTCGTTTTTTAGGCCGCGTTCGTTCAGCGATGCTGTGATTGCGCTGATGTTCTCGCCTGCATCATAGCGGGTAAATATTTCTTTCACCAGAGGTGCGGTCAATGGGTCAATGGCAAGGACATCATCCGGCCCGACTGCATAGCCAAGCGGAGTGCCGCCGCCGTTGTTTTTGCATTTGAGCGCGTTTTCCTTTTGCCCCCGCCGTATTTTTTGTGAAAGCTCCGCAGAGTAGTATTCGGCATAGCCTTCCAGCGTCGATTCAAGTATAATACCCTCCGGACCGTCGGATATATTCTCTTTAACCGACACTACCTTCACGCCGTTCTTTTTCAGAATGTGCTTGTAGTGAGCGCTGTCGTAACGGTCGCGGGAAAAGCGGTCGAGTTTCCATACAAGTACGATCTCAAACAGCTCTTTTGCGCTGTCCTTGATCATGCGCTGGAACTCCGGTCGATTTGCCGTTTTTGCAGATAATGCCCGATCGATATACGTTCCAACGACGGTCATATCATTGCGCTCGGCATATTCCCGGCACTCGCGGAGCTGACCTTCAATGGCTTCTTTACATCACGGTCAAGTGCTTCCAAATAAAAATTGAGCTGTCCCAGATGTTCAGGTCGGAAGGTATCAATTTTCAATTCGATTGCAACAAGGCAGGACAATGCACGGTTATAGAACAGCAAATCAATGAAGAAATCCGTGTTGCCGACCTGAACGCGGTATTCTTCGCCAACAAAAGTGAAATCATGTCCAAACTCTAAAATGAAATCTTTCAGATGAGAGACAATCTGACGCCGCAAGTCCTTTTCTTTGTACGGTTCCTCAAGTTCGAGAAATTCAAACACATAGGAATCGCGCAAAGCCGCAAGTCCGCCGTGCCCGGCAAGCAAATCCTTGTGCTTTTCGTGAGAGATCATCGTCCGCTCATACAGCATACTGCCGATCTGACGATCCAATTCGCGTTTTGTGTAACGGTTTGCAATGCACAGGCGAAGGTAAAACTCACGCGCTTCATCGGTTTTACAGCCAGTCATAATCAGCAGATTGCTTGTCCATGGAATTTCTCTCACCAGTGGTGAGAGTTTTTCGTTGTCACAATAAGTCTCATAAAACTGCTTCATACGCCAGATGTTCTGCGCAGAAAATCCCTTTGTTCCCGGATAATGCGCTTGCAGAAATTCGGAAAAATCTGCAACCACGCTTTTTCTCCAGCCGCCATCTTTCACTCTGCCGCTGACATAAGAGCCGATTTCCCAGTACATTTGAATATGAAGGCGCGGGGGCAGGCGGCGCGGCTGAATGGTATTGCCTTCGATGATGAAGGCAACGTAATAAAGCAAGCGAATGTATTTCTTGTGTGCGGAAGTCC